TGGGTTGAAGTCCCACTTCCAAAGTTTCCACGAAGCTCGTGTTCAATTTAGTTTTTACGGAAGTAGTGCGGGAGATATCTGCGATACATTCCACCGATACATCACCAACTACACAATGACTCGTGATGATTGGTGCAGATTTGGGCTTGCTCCTAACAGGAAAACTCAAATCATCTATAACCCACAACTGAGGGATACAGAGTGGATTGATGCTTTCAACTTCACTGTAACCTTTACTTATGGTGTGCATGAGTCCAAAGAAATTGATTGGGTTGAGCACGTCACAATCAGCACCAATGGTAGTTCTTCTACCATTCCACCAGTGGCTTAAATCGCCTTATTAAATAACACAAGAGGATACGCAATTGGCAGCAATTGACTCTTTTGTTGAAGTGTTTATTACTAAAAACACTCAACAGATTGATATTACATCTTTCAGTATTCCAATGATTCTTTCTGCCCACGGCCAGTTTATTGAGCGTGCTCGTGTGTACAATAGCCTCACTGGTGTAGCTGAAGATTTTGGAACTACTTCCACCACCTACATTATGGCTCAACGTCTGTTTGGTCAAGAGCTTGTTTTCCCACAGATTGTTATTGGTCGTAAAGATGTTGACCACACTGCAATCTCCGTTGTTCCAGCAGATGCAGCCACCTACACTGTTACAATCAACTCGGTTGAGTATGATTATGTATCCGGCACTGGTGAAACCGAAGAAGAAATTCTTGCAGGTATTCTTGCTCTGATTGATGAAGTTACTGGTGTTGTAGCAGGCTTGAATGCCGCTGGTGATGAAATCCTGATCTACACAGACTTCACCGTTGTGGCCGATGGCGTCAACGCTGTTGCCAGTGCTATTACTGCAACTGAGAGCTATAGTGATGCCCTGTTTGCTGTACAAGAAGAGAATGATGATTTCTATGCTGTTGTAATTGACAGTCACGAAGCAGCCGAAGTTCTTGCTTTTGCTCAGACTATTGAAGGGCTTACCAAAATCTTTGGTACTTCGACTTCTGACCGCCAAGTGCTCTCTGCTGTTTCCACCACTGACATTGGTTCTCAACTTTATGACCTGAACCTTGAGCGAACCTTCGTTGTTTGGTCGGCTACTGCCGATACTCAATATCCAGAAGCTGCCTGGTTACATCAGATGCTTGAAGTACCGGGTAGCAACACTTGGGCACTGAAAGAACTTGCTCTTGTCACTGTTAGCCGTCTGTCCGAGACTGAAGTTAACGTACTGAATAGCAAGAATGTCAACTACTTCCGCCGTGTTAAAGGTGCTGCCATTATTATGAATGGTCAGATGGCTGGAGGTGAGTTCATTGACGCGACAGTATTCCTCGACTGGTGGAAAGCTCGTGTTCAGGAAGCGGTGTTCTTCCGTATGATTAATAGTCGAAAAATTCCGTTGACTCTAGCGGCTTAAGTCAGTAATGGCTTTAGAAAACTCCTTTAATTGCTGGAAACCCGCGAAGGCATATTGACTACAACGTAGAACCTAGCTTACAATAGATGGTTCAAGCGTGAATGTTTGAAAACAATATGTTATGTGGCAATCAGCAGCCAAGCCCGAAAGGGAAGGTTCAACGACTAGGCAGGAATGCCGTAGCCTCAAGTGAGGCGAAATGGGGAGCTTCCTTATGTTTGTGAGGAAGAAGATATAGTCTGGTCTTACATGAAAGTGTAAGAAGTATGGAGTAAATATTATGTGTAATGTGAATGTAAATCTCGTACAACCTTACGGTTACTTCCTCGTTAGGAAGTCTGACAATATCAAATACGTAGGTGTTAGGTACGGAAATGTAAAGAAGAATCTCACCCCTGCTGAGGATTTTGGCAAGGTCTACTTTACATCTGGAAGACTTGAAAAGGATTTTAAAGCTAACCCAGAAAATTATACTTTTAAGATCAAACGAGTCTTTGCAAATACAGAGGAAATGTTTGAGTGGGAGAGGAAAATTGCTCTCCGCATATATAAAAGAAAAGACTGGGCAAACCAAGGTTGGGCTACTAATTATGGAGAGAATCCAGATATTGGTAAGCTAATATCTGAGGGGAAGGCGAAGGTTAAATCTTCTGGGCAAACATCTGTGGAAGAGGGCGCCTCAAAGTTAGTGGACTGGATATACAACACCACTGACGGGGCTGAGTACAGAAAAGAAATCTCAGAACGAATGAAAGCCGCCCATGCAGCCAGAACTTACGAAGAAAGACAAGAGATTTCTCGTAAGAGGCTTCAGAAGATGGACCCCAAAGCTGCAAGAGCTAAGACTCAGATAACGCGCAACAAGGTACAAGCGAACGGTCTAACTCTGGAAGAAAACATTACTGCAAAGATGTTAGAGACTTGCAAGTCTAAGGGTATTTTCGAAGAGAACGGCAAGAACTTCTCCGATTGGTGTAAAAATACCGAGGAAGGTCGTCTCTACGTAGAGCAGGCAAGAATTAAAAGTAAAGAAATTATGGACAATCTTGACCCCGAAGTAAAAGCTGAAAGGGTTAGAAAAGCGAATGCCACGAAGGCTGCAAAAAGTCCAGAAGAGAAACAAAAGATTGCTGAGAAGATAAAAGCTTCTAAAATTGCAAGACAGAAAATGCTCGGTGAGATGAGCGAAGAAGAGTTCACAAAACACATTGAAAAGTTTTCTAAGCGCGGTAAATCTGCTGCAATAACAATTAGAAAACAGTATTTACTCCAACTGGCTGAGAATAACGAACTCAGTTGAACATAAACGATACCCAGCAAGGCGCAACTTTGATCGAGGCAGAGATTCGCAACATCAACGCCCAAGGTATTGCCAACGGTGGCATTGCTGATACTCCTGCTCCAACTGTTCAATCCCCGAATGTTCTGGCAATTCCAGAAATGATTCGTGCTACTCGTGTAATGGGTGATTTCATTGTCACCTTCCGTTTGGCTGGTGCTGTCCACAAGGTCAGTGCTATTCGTGCAACCGTATCTGTCTAAGGAGAAGTAAATGTCTGCAAATATTCTTTCTACCTACTTCCCCGAAGCAGTTAGTATTGTGATCGGTAATGATAACTTCAGCCACATTGTAAGTGGTGTTGCGGAAGGTACTTTCGTCACTGTCGCCCGTGAAACTCCAGCTACCCAGCTTGTAATTGGTGGTGACATGAGCGCTATGCGTGTTCGTCGTAAGAACCGTGCCTCTACTGTCACTGTCACCCTGATGCAAGGTAGTGACTCAAATGACGTTTTTAGTCAGATTCTGAAGAATGATGAAGATGCCATGAACAATGATTGGCTCTTCCACCTAACCATTAAAGATGGCTCGGGTCGTTCTGTTTTCTTCAGCCCACAAGCTTACATCGCTAACATGCCAGACATCTCGTTTGGTACTGAAGGTGATAACCGCGATTGGGTTATTCAGTGTATTGATCTTGATTCTCATGTTGGTGGTGGAGGTCTGCTGGATGCAGCAACTTCTAACACTCTTGAAGATGTTGGTTATAACGTACCTGAAGATTGGAAAACATCTTAATGATAGGAGGGCGGGAAATCCCCGCCCATTCTAGATAAGGAGTTTGAATGGACCTTTGGAGTTATAGCCCAGAAGAAGTTACCATCCTAGTTATGGGTGCCCCATTAGAGGGCGTAGTAGATGGTACTTTTGTTACAGTCACCCGTCAAGCTCCTTTGTTCACATCAAGAGCTTCAGCAGACGGTAGAATCACTAGAACTTACAGCAGTGCAGATATATGGGACATTCAGTTTACATTAATGAACACAAGCCCTTCCAATGGTTTTCTACACAAACTTGCACTGCTGGACCGAGTAACTAAGAGGGGTAAATTTCCCCTAATGGTTAAAGATGGTTTTGGTGGAACTCTTATCTTCTCCACTAACACTTGGATTGAAGAGCTTCCCTCCGTAACCTACGGAACCGATATGACAGAACGCACTTGGGTATTGAAGAGTGCCAATGCTACTGTAAATATTGATGGTAATGAAGGACCTAGCTCGTTTGCAGATGATGCACTCGGAATGATTACTTCAGCCCTACCCGGATTAATTTAAGGAGGTTATTGTGGCAGGTGATGTTTTAACATACAGCCCAGACCTCGTTGAGTTGGTCTTTGGGGGTTATTCAGTAAGCGGCTGGAATAGTATTCGTATCCAGAGAAACGTTGAGTTTGTCAAGCAGATTCGAGGTATCAGGGGTAAGAATGCTAAAGAAGTTAGTAGAGATACTTCCTGCACCATCACTCTTTCTCTTCCTCAGTCAAGTGAAGTAAACACAATCTTAGGTAAAATTCTTGAGCTTGAAGAACTCTCTAAAGGGAAGGTGAG